AATGTATATTATGTCAAAAGTGGAATGGCCTTAAACCAGCGAAATCAGCCCTTTCGCAAAAAAATTATAGTTCGGCCCTCTTTTGGAAAAAATGAAAAATCTGCAAAGATGGCAAAAAAAATCTCGTCGAAGCCCGTAAAACGTGGCGTTCGCACAACAAAGACAGCTCGTCAGATCCCCAAGCCCTTCGATCCTGAAGAATTCTTCCTGCTGCGCTTTGGCATGTCTGACCGGCAGATCGCCGACCTTGCCGGCGTCAGTAGCAACACAGCGAAGCGATGGCGCCAAGGCGATCCGGTGCCATTCGCCGTCATGGAGTTGCTACGGCTGCGTCGTGGTACGCTGCCGCTGTCCTGCGGTGCCTTCGCTGGCTTCCAGATCGTTGAGGACAGGCTCTTCCCGCCTGACTTCCATTGGCAGGATGGCGTTTCGGCCAAGGATGTACGCAACTGGTGGATACTCCGCCAGATCGTGGCTCGACACCTTGGCCGGCGTTTCTTCGCGGTCGAGCGCCCCGCGTTCCTGCCATCGGCCAATGACGCTGAGAACGTCATCGTGCCGCTACGCAGTGAGCATGAAGCTTGAAAAGCAAAAGCCCCGCAATCGCGGGGCTTTCTGTTGCGCTGGCTCGGACAACGTGGCTGCGTATCCTGAGCTGTGTCGCGCTTACCAGCCGTAGCCGTAGGGGCTGCTTTGCCGCTGCTGACTGAGTACCCGGTTCAACACCATGCCCGCCACCACGGCCGCCGCGACCTGTAGGACGAAGGCTTTCCCGCTCATGCCGCCGCCTCCATCTTGGTTTCAATCCGCACCAAACGGCTCTCGATCTTGATCATGTAGACCAGCACCGGCAGATAGCTGGCGAAGATCACCGCCATGTCAGCCGCGCTCATGCTGGCTTACCGCGTTCCGGTAGGAATACCGCCGCCACGCCCGCCAGTAGCGCCGGCACAGCAATGCTGGCCGGCGTGCCGCTAGCCAGCGCTGCAGCGTTGCCAATGATGGTCGCGATCCCCGCCGCGCTCGACGGTTCGGCCAGTCGTTTCAAGATACTGCGCATGCCCTGCTCCTTTGGTTAATGCGTGAGGCCACCATAGCCCCCGCCGTATTTCTTGATGTCCTGGGCGATCTGGCTATTCGCCGCCGCCTTGGCGTTCTTGGCCGCCGCCGCGCGGTCGTAGCCGTACCAGACGTCGCCCTCTCGGGTGTGCCCCGCCAGCTTGTTGCGCAACGCGTTGTCGGGCGAGGTAAACCACCCTACTACCGTGTCGCGCGCGCCGTTTACCGCGTCAATCGCCTGCCCGGCGTGATCCCACAGCCAAGTGCCGGTCTGCACACCTGGAATCGGGAACGTTCCCATCGGCATCGCTCGCGCAGTGCCGACGACCGCATCCGGCGTATGTGTCACGCTGTTCACCACGCTGTCGCTGATGTGGTCGATCACCTCGCCGCCGAGGTTGGCCGCTTTGCGCGACAGCCACCACAGCCCGAGTCCGCCGGCCGCGATCAACCAGACAGTCGGCGGCACCGCACGCAGCATCCCGGCCGCGCTCATCGGCCGTTCCCTGTGACCCAATACGGATCACCGTCGATGATGGTGTACGTGGCGCCCTCGGGACCGCCAGCATTAGCAAAGATGCCGGATGCCCCCCTCTGGTGGTCGTCATAACCCTCAAAGGCGCCGCCTTTGGCGTAGTCGTCACTGAACGCTTTCATCACCTGATCCCACGAGGCACCGGCTTGATCGGCAAAGCGCTGAATTGCCCTCTTCGATCGTTCCTCATCGTCGCCGCTACTGTCCTGCACGCCGAAGAACTGGCGCACCGGCTGGAACAGGTCGCCGAGCTTGCTCGGGTCGAACATCGGTTCGGTGCCGCTGCGCACATAGGCCTGTGCGAACAGCACCCCGGCAAAGCCCAAGCCGGCAATTACGATCAAGTTTTCGAGTTTGGTTGCCATACGTCCCCTTTCATGCAAAACGCGTAGCTTACAGCACGTCGCGGCCGGTGCGCTTGGCCTGATCGTTGGTCAGGCCGTCGACCAGAATCAGGCCGTATTGGCGGGCCTCTTCCGGCAGGGTCTTCTTCTGACCCTTCAGGTACTTGTCGACGTTGCCTTCGCCCCAGTTGTACGCCCACACGGCGGTCTTCCAATCCTTGAAGCGCTTGTACAGATAGGCCAGATAGCGCATCGCGGCGTCGCTGGCCTGCGCCGGGTCGTTGGCATTGAAGTTGCCAAGACCGAAACGTTGCTTCATGTCGCTGATGGTGATCGGCATGAACTGGAACAGGCCGGTGGCGCCGGCACTGGATTTCTTCTTGCCGGTGATCACGTTCGGGTCGAAGTGGCCCGATTCCTGGTCGGCCTGGCGTAGCGCGATACCGACCGGGACGCCGTATTTCTGCGCGGCGGCGGTGATCATCGCGTTGTAGCCCTTGTCGGTCGGAATACGTTCACCAGTACCGAGCACCGGCATGCCGGTACTCGGGCTGTCCTTCTGCCATTTGTTGATTTGGCTGCTTACTGCCATCAGTTATCCCCTTGTTGTTCGATCGCTTCGACGCGCCATTGGCCGCCCTGCTCTTTGGCGATCCCGGTCGGCCAGTAGGCCGGCTGATAGATCGCGCATTGCGTGACCGGATCGAACGCCGGCACCGGGTCGAGCGTGGCGAACGCCGGCACGAACACGACGTCCGCCTCCAGCGGGCTTTCGTCGGCCAGACTGCGGCCGAGGTAGACGCCAGTGCCCGGCGCGTAGTGGTAAACGGGTTTGCTCATCCCTGCCCCCTCAGTACTTGATTAGCGCCAGCAGCGCGATGTTGCGCGGGCGGGTTTCTGTGCCGGCGGTGCCATAAGCGGTTGACGTCTCGCCGCCTCGCACATCGCGGCCAATGGGAAAACCACGGCTGCCTAACGGGCCTTGAGCCGTCGCCATATACGCGACGTTGCCCGTGACCTCACCCCCCGCTGCCATCTGGATCGCCGCCGTTTGACTGCCCTGACCCGAGCCAAGCGTCCGGCCTGTGTCGACGCTACGGCCGTCATCTAGCCCGCGCAGGAACTCGCCACGCAGGTCGGGCAGATTGAAGGTGTTCACCCCGTCGCCTGCGCCATACAGCGTGCCGATGGCGGCGTAGAGCGCCGCGTAGGTGGAGCGGCTGACCGCCGCGCCGTTGGCTTTCAGCCAGCCAACCGGGACGCTCGCCCCGGCGTAGTGGCACACTTCGCCTGCCATAAAAATGTCTCCTTCGGTGTTCACCAAGCCGGCGACACCGTTTTTGCGTTTGAAAAGCTGACTGTTCCTCACAGCAGCAGCTCCTGTACCTTGAGTACGCCGCCGGCCGCGTCGCCGAGTGCCACCCAGGCGGCGCCGGGTGCGGTTTCCTCTTGCCAGATGTCACCGGCCGCCAGCACCAGTACCGCGCCGGCATAGGTCAGCCCCGGCCCGCCGATGGCGATATTGGTGGCGCCGCTGTTCAACACCCGGAATGCCACCCGGTCGGCGCGTGCCGCCACTAGCGGGGTTTCGGCGGCGCCGACCGACAGAATCGGTTTGTTGAGCACCGCTGAGGCACCCCGGATGGTGGCGGCGACGTCGCCTGTCATGCGGTTGGTGCCGCCGGTGCCGTCACTGATGCCGACCTTGATCGCCTGCTGGGTGGCGCTGACGATCTCGACCCGGTCGAAACCACCGTCCGGGGTGACGTAGAAGCCGGCGTCCATTTGCTCGGCGACGTAGACCACCCGGCCGGCGTGGAAGAAACGCACGTCAATCGGCGCGTAGCTCTCGAATACCTGGAAATACTTGCCCGGCCAGTTGAGCGGCATGGTCTGGCCGGCGTTGACGATTTGGCGTGTGGTTTGCACCCTGCCCCCTTATTTCAGCGATTTGGCCGCGATGACGCCGACGAGGATCATCCCGCCGACCGTCATTAGCTGCTTGGCCGACTGGGTATCTTTCGATAGCTCGGTCTCGCGGCTCTGTTGGTAAATGCCCCCGACATCCTTGATGGTCTCGCGGGCCGCGTCGCGGGCGTCGCTGGCGTTCTTGTACGCCTGATCCAGCAGGTACTTGCCGGCGTTCAACACCTCGCCGAAGTCCTTGCTCGCCAGCTCGCGGGTGCCCTTCGCCAGATCAATCGCCCCCGCCACCGCGCCACCGTCGAGAACGTTCATCACGGTGCTGTTGCCAGAGCCCGAAATCCCCATGCCACCGTTGCCGATGGTCATCCGGTTGTCTTCGTTGTTGGTCTGGTAGGTGTTGTTTGTGGTCGTGCTGCTGGCGCTGCTGCTGCTCGATTTACCGCCCATCGCCGCCCTCCTCGAATTGCGACATGTCCGTCTCGAACTGCGAGTCATCAACGGCAAACGGATCGGCCTGATGTGGGCGTCGATACGGCCGCGCCCATGCGGGCAACTCTTCGACGGCGATCACCCCTTCCAGTGTCTTGTGGTCGTATGTGCAGCGAGCCGCCGCGTGACCCGAGGACGATTTACCCCCCATGACCCACCCCCACCCGCTTGCGCATGACCACCTCGACCGCCTCATAACCCTGCGCCCGGAGCCGCTTCACCATGCCCGGCCGCGCGGTGTGGATCCGCACGAATTCGGCGTCGCTGTTTTCTTCGATATGCGGCAGCACGATCTCGGTCAGGCTGAAACCGGCCGCCTTGCCGCCCGCCCCCACCACCACGACTTCGCGGCCGGCTGGGGTGTCCTCGCTGCGTAGCGCGAACACGCACACGGGGCGCTCATCCTGATGCACCGTGTACAGGTCGCAGCCGGCCAGTGCCGCGCCCACGTCGCCGCCTAGCGTGTCGTCGTGGTCGAAGGCCGGGCGGATCATCTCCAGGACGGCCGGGGTCAGCCCGGTCGCCCTCACTTCGATTTGAGTTTTTTCCATACGATCAAGGCCCCTACCGCGAGCGCGGCATACAGCAGCAGGCTTACCGGCTTACTGCCGCCGCCCGCCCCCTGTACCGCGCCGTTGCCGAAATTGACGTTCCAGCCACTACTGTCGAAACCGACCTCACCGCGACCGCTAACGTTGGCGTCTTGCCGGTTGTTGGCCCCGGACGGCGGCGCCTTCATCGCATTCGCCGCCGCCCCTGCGGCCTGAGCCGCCATCAATTGCCACATGGTCAGTCCTTTAGCAGCAGCACGAGCAGCACCAGCGCGCCGGCACCGCCAAGCATCCACATCGGCGAGATTCCGCCGCTGCGCATGCTGCCGCCGGCCACGTCGCCATCCATGCCGGCAATGTCCATTTGGCGATTCGCCAACTGGAACGGTTGCTTGTACTCGGCGTCGATCTTGGCGCGCAGCAGATACTGCAGGTTGTCACCGGCCCACGAGCCGATTCCGCTCCAGTCCCAGCCGCTGCCGCTGTCGGCCGATTCCATACCCGTATCCGGATCCATGCTTACCTTTCTGGCAAAGATGCCGTTGCCGAGGCTTCCGACATCCGGGCCGATGGTGTTGTTGACTAGCTCCCACTCTTGCATGGCGCCCTCTTACAGGTTGCCGATCGCGTCCAGGGCTTCGACGTAGACGTACATCTGACCGGCGGCCTTCAGGTCGAGCAGCAGTTGCAGGCTGCGCACGCTGTTGCCACGGGTGTCGAGCATGTTGGATTGGTTGCCGTCTAGCACAAAGTCGATGGTGTGCACGTCGGTCTGCGGCTTGCGGGCGTATTCCTGCTGACGGAAGCGGGCCAGCGCATCCGGGCTTTCGTACATGATCAGACCGTTGACCTTCACCGTGGCCTTGTTGACGTTGTTCACGCCGCCGGCACCGATGATGTGGATACGCTTGATCAGCGTGCCGATGCTGCCCTTCGGCAGGTTGTCGATCACGAACAGGCCGGAGGTGGCCGAGTTCACCGGGTACTGAATCAGCTTGCCGGCGACATACTCGACGCCCTGGCCGAGGTCGGAACCAGCTTGCGGGTCATCCAGTTCGGCCCAGGCGTCCAGCGTCGGCGCGGTGGCGCCGGCAATCTTCACTTCGAGGGTGAAGTTGCTGAGCTTGGAGGTGTCGAGCGCGCCCAACATTTCGCCGTTGATGGTCTTGGCTTTGATCTCGGAGAAGTCCAGCGTCAGGAAGCCCGGATCATCGAAGATGCCCCGGTACTTGTTCAGCTTGTCGATGTCGGAGCCGCTGCCGTTGAAGATGGTGCGGCCGTTCACCTTCACCTTGATGTCGGCAATCATCGCCTTGGTGAAGGTGGTGCCGCCCAGCGCCATGATGATGCGCTTGTAGGTCGGCCCGGTTTGCAGGCTGACGGTCGCCACGCCGTTGGCGGTGACGTTCGAGAACGGGTTGCCCTGTTGGAGGTATTTCATCGGGGTTCCCCTTACGCGCCGATGACGACTTTGCGCACCGGGGCGACGCGGTAGGTGATAGCCAGGATGATGAGTACCGGCAGAGCCATGGCGGTGATTTGTTTAACGCTCGGCATGTTGCGTCCCTTACAGAAGTGGATATGAGAAAGTCCGCCGCGCCACATGGCCGGCAGAGATTCCACCGTATCCCAAATGGTTGCCCCTCGCCCTACCTTGTGTACCGTCGGTTACGGTAGGAAAAAAGCCGGAAAACAGCCCGGCTTCGTTGTGATTCCGAGACAAATCAGCCCGTTTTGACGGCTCTCGTCGTCATGTCGCGCTCGATGTAGTGGTAACCGGCGAGGCCGCCCACCTGGTCGAGCGGCACGTCCAAGAAACGCGCCAGCGCGACCCGGTCGGCGTGGTAGTTGAGCCGGTGGGTGCGGACGATGGTGGCATTGCCGAGAAACTGCTTGTCGATGCTGGCCGGGCGCTGGCTGCAGCCGTAGACGTGCAGCCCCTTGTGCCGGCCTTGGGTTGAAATCTTCCGCCACGGCCCCGGCGCGCGGCTCGGCGTGGTGACGTCGGACAGCTCCTCGGCCACGAAGGTCAGATGGCCGGCGGCGAACACGATGCGGCACAGCGCACTGAACAGCGCAACGAGCTCCTTTTCCTCAACCACGCCGGGCGGCCGAAAAGCGATCTTCACCGGCTTGCCGGATCGGAGCTTTTCTAACACCGCCTTCAGCGAATAGACCGGGGTGGCAAGGTCGCCGTACTCCTCGCGGGCGTCCCACACCACCAAGCGCTTGGGCTTGGCGCGCTTGATCTGCTGCTTGACGTAGTACGACTTGCCCGAGCCGGTGGCGCCCATCACCGCTTCGATATTGGCGACGTTGTTGGAGCCGTCAGCCATTCGCCGTCCCGCCCTGCAACTGGTGGTTGATGCCGCCGGTTTCGGTCAAGCCCGGATCACCGGCCGGCGCGGGTGGTACCACTTTTGGCACCGGCTTGGCCTCCTCTTTCTCGCGGGCGGCGATGTCGGCCTTGATGCCGGCGTATACCGCGACGCCGAAACCGCCGGCCACCATCAGCGCTTGCAGTTCGGCGCCGTAGGCCGCCAGCCAGCCGGCGGTCTGCACGCCGTACTTATCGAGCACCGCGCCAAGCGCGTCGCCGACCTGGCGGCATTTGTCCGGGGTGGCGGTGGTGGCGAGCGACGGGAAATGAGCCTTGCCGAACGTCACCGCCAGTTCCAGGCCCATCGTCACCGAGTCGGCGTTGCTCAGTGCTGGAGCCGCCGGGGCGGCTTCTCCGGCTTCGGCCGTAACCGGCTCGTGTTCGGCGACCAGGGCGTCGAGTTCCGGGCTGGCGAGGTCGTCGCGCTCTTCGATCTGTTCGCTCATGCTGCTACCCCCGTCATGGATTCCCAAAAGCCGGGCTTTTTCGGCTCGGGCTCGTCGTTACCGTTACCGACGGTAGGCGCGGCCACTGGTCGCACCCTCGCCAGCATCTTTTCGCCACGCGGGCCGCCCTGGGTCATCACCTGTTGGCCGCACGGTCGGCAGTAGCCGTAAGGGTTGTCGTTCTTGTCCAGGCGCACTTCCATGTCGGGGTTGCCACAGGTCGGGCAAGCTACATGCCCAATGACGGGTTTCTTAGCCATGACTGCGCCCCTCGCATTGCTGTCGCAAGGTCTGCAATTCCTTGGTCGTGGCGGTCAACTCTGTCGCCAGCGCCCCAATCGTTGCCGTCGCTACCTTGGCGAACGCCAGCGCCTTGTCTTTGGCGTTGATCATGTTGGCGGCGGCTAGATCGGCCAGCGCCTGCTGCAATTGTTCCATCGCGTTGTCTCCCAATGCCGGCCAAGCCGGCGTGTTTCCAGTGCGCCAGCATTCGCCGGCCCTTCACTACGGACAGCGCGCCGTCGCGCTGGATTTGCGCGGCGCTTCTGTAGGGGGACAGGTAGGCGTCGATCCCGCCGGCCTGTTCAATCTGGGTCAGCAGCAGGCCGGAAACGATCGGATCGTCCTGCTGCTCGAATTCGGTGAGGGGGTCGCCGCGGTTAATCGCCGCGTCGAAAGTGGGTTCCGTACAGTTATTGACAGCACTCCAAGGCTGCGCGGCTGCGCCGCTCCGCTGAACAACCCACTCATGTATGCGGGTTTTGAGGTACTCGCCGGATTCAACCGCCACCACGCCATGCACGACCGGCACTCCGGTTTCGCCGTAACGGTTCGGCTGTTCGGCCGCCTCTTTGGCGAGCGACAGCGGCAAGTCGCAGCGGCTGACCAGCGGGCCGCCCATCAGGCGGACGAACTCCGACCAATTGCCGTCATCGGCGGCAGTGGCGGCCTGTTCGAGCACGTCGCCGCCGCCCGGTACGTCGACGCGTCGTAGCTCGCGCCAAATCGTGACCGGTGCGCCACCAATCTGCTGAAACTGGCGAATACCCCAAGTCGACGCCCAGCCGTCCACGCGGGCGGCGCCTTCGGCGGCACTGGTGCCGTGGCGGCCTTCGAAGTCCTCACCGATGCTGGCACCGGTCGCGCCGACGCCGTCGATGTTCTTGGCGATGTACTTGGCGATGTAGCCAGCGGCACTGCCCCGGCTCCAATCAATCGCCTTGACGGTGAAACGGCGCTCGGTGGCGCCCGGTTCGTTGCCGTCCAGCTTCAGCGCGTGCTTGCGCATCACCTCGCGCACCGTGTCTACGTGCTGCGGCGGCAGAAACATCAGCATGTGCCAGTGCGGCGTGCCGTCGTGGTGCGGCTCGACCACGCGAAAGCCGTACAGCTTGATGCCCCGGCGATGCAGGTCGGCGCGGATCTGCGCCCAGACGCGGCACAGGTAGCGTTGCGCTTCGAGCGGGGTGTTCTTGGGGTCGTAGCGCTTGTTCGGCCGACCGTTGTGGTGGCGGGCGTGGAATTGCGACGGGGTGGTCAGCGTGTAGAACTCGCCGGCATGGCCAAGGCCAACCGCGATCAGCTCAAAGCCGGCAATGCGCGTCATCAGCTCGGCGCGGCGAATCGCGGGGTTGCTGACCGACACGGCCGCCAACTGGTCGAGGGTGTAGGTCTGGCCCAGTTCATTGACCGCCGATACCGATTCCAGCAACGCCCGATTGCGGGCGCGCTGCTGGGTGCGGCGGGTCATGGCGTCGTGGCTGGCATACAGGCCGGCGAACTTGTGCACCAGTCCGGTTTCGATGCTGACCGACTCGACGGCACGGGCATGGCTGCTGCGCAACTGGCGGCGCCACCATGTCGGGTCAGCGGCGCGCGCCCACTTAGCCGCCTCGCGCTTGCCCTTCGGCTTGGTGCAGCCTTTGCTGACGCAGAACGCATCACGCTCGAACGGCTCGGCACCCTGCTCGCGCAGCTTCTCGACGTCGGCCGCCCACTTGGTGGCCTGCTCGCGAATGTCCTCATCGGACGATGCCAGCGACAACGCCCGCTCGGGCAGGCGCTTCAACAGGTCGAGCAGCCACAGGTTCACCGGACGCAGCACGGTATGCGACACGCTATCGGCGTCGCGGCCTTTCAGGCGGCGGCGATGCTCGGCCGCCACGGCGCGCGCCATATGGTGTGGCAGGCTGGCGAGCCGGTCGGCCAGCCAGTCACGGTTGGACTGGCGCACCATGTCGCGGGCGGTCAGCATCAGGCTACGCGGCGTTTGGGAGTGTCAGCGACGGCCAGCGGCTGGCCGGCATTGCGCAGGCGCGCAGCGGCGCTGTTGTGCTCGAACAGCAGCCCTTCGATGTCATGCCAGAGGCGGCCGGGTTCGATGCGGTTGAGCGGTTTGGCGTCGATTCCGCTCGACACCAACAGACCGTTGATGCGTTCGGCCATTTGGTTGAGTGCCACCAAACCATCCTGAACGAAGGCGAGCGCATCCAATTGTGCCGGTGTGAGCACCCGCTGGCGGATGCGGTCGACGGATTCGAGGTCGTGCAACGGTGGCATACCGCCAGTTACGGCGGGCTTCGGTTGGCCGAATGCCTGGGCGATCAGTTTGTTGATCGGAGTCAGGGCGTCATGGCTCATGGGGTGCGCTCCCGGTGCGGGAACCGTCCGAGAGCCGCACCAGTCCTTCTGCTATGCCGTTTACATTGGTTAACAGAATTCAGTCGGGCCGCTTCGATCAGCCCCCGCCCCTATCAGGTACAGTCGGTAACGGGTGGAATCAGGGCGGCCCGTTCAGTGTCTGAAAGGCTGGGAACCGTAGGGACTGAGTGGGGCCGCGAGCAGAGAATAGTGTTCGCACCATCAACCGTGATAGGTGCTAACACCGTTGCCTTAGCCGCTCTACATGGCTATAAACAGCCCGGGAACCGTAGGGAAAATTTCAAAATGCTGACCTCCATCGAATGGCTTTCTGCCCTCAAATCAAGAACCTGCATTTCATCCGATTATGGTGTCGCCAAGTATTTAGGCGTAGATAAGACAACAATTTCCAGTTTTCGCCATAAGAAAAGTTATCTAGGCCTAGAAGTGGCTAAAAGAGTCGCTTCTGAGCTGGAAATTGATCTCGCATATGTTTTTCTGTCGACTCAAACTGAGCGATCCAAATGCGATTCGGAAAAAGCGATGTATGAACGACTTTACGTTGCCATAAATGGCCCGCAAGTAGAGGAAAACATTAGGAAAACTATCGAGAACAAAATGATCTGACACCCATGAAAAAGGCCCCATTTCCGGGGCTTTCTTCATGTCAAATGTATATTATGTCAAAAGTGGAATGGCCTTAAACCAGCGAAATCAGCCCTTTCGCAAAAAAATTATAGTTCGGCCCTCTTTTGGAAAAAATGAAAAATCTGCAAAGATGGCAAAAAAAATCTCGT